AGCTTGAGTTGGTGATTGACCTGCTGCAAGTCCACCAGCAAATGAACCCAGACCAGCACCAACTGCCCCTGCTGCAAGACCACTGCCTAGAAAAGTACCTGCTCCCGGCAATAATATACTACCAGCAATTGCACCTATAGCTGGCAACAATGATTTAAAACTAAATGCTTCAGGTAGTCCTGTGTCAGGATTAATAGTTAACTGGCCCATACTAGCAAGACCAGTAAGTTCATCTGGTCTAACATGTAAAAGCTCTGTATCTCCATAACGCCCCTTTGATGCCATCAATCCAGCTATGCCGCTATAAGGAGCATCTTGATTCATCATCGCTACCATCTATAATTCTCCAAGTTATATTTTGTATATTATACAATAAAAATTAGTTTCATGCAAAACTAGTGAAAATCTACCCAAGCATTACTCACATAGCCTTTGAATTTACCAGAGCTAGCTGAATATGCTACATAACCACTTTGAGGTCTACCTATCTCTGTAACCGTTACAACAGAATAAATTTTAGTTGAAGGTCTAGCATCTAATTCTATATCTCTACTTTCTAATAAAAATTTTATTTCTGATGCCCATGCATTAATTGAATTATACATTTGAATTAATTCATCATCAGTAATATTATAATCAACACTAAAATTAGGATACACAAAAGACATTATCTTTTACCTGCTGATTGCATCGCTACTCTAACACTACCCCATTTCCAAGATGTATTAAGATCAGATGTAGATACTCTAACATTAGCTTGCCGCCCTCTGGCTCTCATATCAATTTTTCTAGTTGCATTAGTAATATCAAACGGTCCTATTTCTTTTGACGTATCAGATGGAAAATCTCTTACGTTAATAGAAAATTTAATTGTTCCCTGATTAATATCATAGTCAGGAATAATTCTATCTATAAACATAATGTCATCTCCTTCACCCATATCTATATCAGCACTTTCAATGAAAGAAGATAATGCTTCACCATCACCAGAGAAAACAGAAGTTGGTTCGTTAAACCAAAGATATTGTGGATTAGTTGCTGATACATTTCCTGATACTGCACCTGTAGCTACGGTATTAAGAAATACAGAATCATCAATAAAGGTTGTATAAAAATTACTTCCGTATACCCAAGTGTTTTCCATGTAATTATATATTATATAACCATTAGGCTCATTCGATCCTTCTTTAGGATAGAGCCAAATAATTTCATGAAACTCTGAATTAAGTCCTGCAAATACTTTAGATTTTTGAGTCATATTAAAATCATCATATAAAAATCTTCTTACTGTGCAGTCTAATTTTTTAACCGTACCATCAAACAAATAGAAATCTGTATCACCCATCCAATATGTTCTACCGCCAACATCAATTGCAGCATGTGGTCCTATTAAACCACAGTTAGTTCCTACTTGAGCTAATCTAAAAATAAATGGAGGACCAACATATTGTAGAGTATAAAGAGCATTATCTGTGTAAATTAAAATAGCATTACGACCTCGTACACCTCCCACAATTCTAGTGCCGTCAATTAATTGTAATTCTCCTGATGTAGATGAAACCGATGGAGTCCAATTACTAAAACTTTCTTGATCAGACCATCTAACTAATAAAGGATTAAATACAGATGTTGCAAACTCTTCTGTTCCAAGAGCAATAACATGCCTATCGTTAGGAGATATAACAATACTATTAATCTTTGATGGCGAGGTAGAAACAACACTAGATCTAACAGGTACAAGACTAGCAGTTGCATCCCAATGAATTAGTTGTCCTCCCTGTCTAACAGCTAATAAATCTTCACCAAAGTTATCTAAAGACCATTGTGTTCCTAAGAAAACAATGTTAGAAGATTCTGCTGGTCTATTCCAAGCTCTTTCTCCTGTTGCAGAAGCACCTGCATTATATACACCAGCACCGTATCCTAATCCTTGAATAGGATTTGATTTACCTGATGCTAGTAAAAAGAATGCAACTCCGCTACCTTGATTTGTTTCAGTGCTAGTGGCTACGCTAGCTACACTAATAAAGAAATTATTTAATCCTTGTACACTAACAACTTCAAAGGTAGGACCACCAAAAGAAGAAACAGAAAAATCTAAACCATTTGTTCCAAATCCATTAATAGATGTATTAGAAAATTCTATAAAGTCACCAACTGCTCTACCATTATTATTAGAGCTAACCTCTATTAAAGGTGATCCAGCAGCAGTATCAAAACTACCAGTAGTTCCTAAATTTCCAAGACTAACTGTGCTAACAATTGGTGTTACATCATATGGAAAATCATTATAAACAACATATAATTTGCTTTCAGTTCCAAACCCTAAAAGTTTTTCAGTATTATTATTAGTCCATGCTAATAAATCTCTTGCTATTCCTATAAAAGAATTATCAATAAATTTTTGATACCCTCTTAAATTTTCAGGTTTACCCTCTCTAAACCTAACTCTATCACCATCAAACCATTTGCCTTCCTCAGAATATTGAGTAGACTCTCGGTGAAATCCCGGTTTAAAATTTAATTTTTGTAATCTTGAAGTAGTAGATGGCATATACTTTTATCCAAATGAAGATACTAAAATCATATCAATTGCACTTACGCCTCGAACATTATATACTAACATATCTACAGCACTAGCTACTGTAGATAGTACAGGAAGCTCTGCATCAGGAAAATTATAACTATCTCCATATGATAATGTTCGACCACCTGTGTTATCTTGATACACATAAATAAAACCACTTTGTCCCGGCAATGCATTTGATGCATTTTGAAGTGTTCTATTTCCTGTTAATGAAACATAAAAAGTAGTAGCTGTTGATAGATCAAGAGCAATAGATGCTGCCTCTGTTAAAGTAACAGGAGGTATTACAAATTGACCAGTAAATGTAGCTTGTGAATTAAATGTTGCACTTCCAACAGCACTAACAATATTTAAAACTGCATTAGAAACAACCGCAGAGTCAGCAGCTATTGAAGTTGTAAATATATTTGTAGCTGATACACTTGTAGCAATACCAACAGCAGATGCAAAAGTTACAGGTTTATTAAAAGTATTAGTATCTGTAAAAGTATTGGAAGAAGATAGTTTAGCAAAACCAGCAGTTGTATCAGCAGTTAAATAATCAAGACCATAAACAGATACACTATCACAGAAAAACATTTTTCTACTACCTGATGGAACTGTTGATCCTGTGCCTGATCCAGTTTTAAAAGTAATAGCAGCATCGTTTTGTCGAGTTGTTTTATCGTTAAGAATATAACCCTTAGATTTTTCTGGAACAATAACATTTAAACTTGCTGAAACAGTTCCAGATAATTCTAGAAAAGGACTGCGAGACTGATCTGATGTTCCATCATTAGCTGTTAAAGTTACATCCGCACTAGATACAACAACTGTCGTATAAGCAGCAATAGCTTCATCCACTAAATCAATAACATTTTGATTTAAAATAGCACCCCAGCTATTAGGGTTTTCACCATCAGCTTGCTTTTCTAGTCTAATTCTAGTTGTATAAGTACTCGGCATTCTTATATTCCTCTTTTTGTTCTGGCACACCCGATATTATTATATAACCTGAAAATAAATTATTTGGTGATACACCTTTAAGTATAACAGTATTTTGTTTATTATAATCTTTGTATTCTCCAAGAACATTCTCAACTATAAGTAAAGTTGGCGGCATAATAGATATACAATCTTTTGAAATATTTTTACTTCTAATAATTTTTAAATATTGTTCTCTACTTTGAGAATCAGCAAGAGCCACTTCCATTATATCTTTTTCTTGTTTACACATGTAAAAAACAATTATCTCATCACCTTTTTTCCAAACTTGATTAGCACTAGTATTACTAGGTAATAAAATTAAACAAAAAATAATAAATACTAAAGTAATAATTTTTTTCATATTAATTAATAAACTTTTCTAAAGAATTTCCATATTTTTCTTTTAAAAGATTAGTATTGGTAGAGGTATCTCCTGCATAAATAATATTATTTTTATTATCAATTGCCAAAGTACTTCCCCATCTAACTTTTAAAGAACCTATTTTTAATTTATTATCTCTATAATCTTCATCAGATGTATAATCGTAAATGTACTTTTTTGCTGTAAATTTATAGCTTCTTAATGTGTCCTTAATTTTTTCATCAGGATTTAATATAGACCATCTTTGAAAATCATCTGTTCTAAAAAAATGACGAACATTATTTAAATCATTGCTGTTCTTAACAAGAGCTAATGAACGGTGTGATACTTCTTCCCATTTTAAATTAAAGTTCCACCACCAAAATAAATCTGTAATAGATAATATTCTATATGGAGATTTAGAATTAAATAATTTAATATCATCAATATGATTAGGAAATCTTTTTTCTAAAAACTGATCCACCGACATATTTAATATTGAAGGGTTAGATATAAATCCTGATGATCCAAAAAGTTGATCGCCGCATTCTCCTGTAATTGTTAAACCTGTATTTAAGTTATCTGCAATATGTTTTAAAACTGGAGAGAAAAAAGGTTTATCCATAGAGTATCTATCAATATCTTTTACTCTTGCCTTGTCAGGTGCTATCTGTGGCAGTACAACTTTTTCTGATCTAATTTTATCTTTAATATAATTATTCCAAAATAAAGAATACTCTTCAATAGAGTTATCAGTATACACAACTTTTAATTTATCATGCCAATCAGAAGGTTTAGATTTTAATAAACTTATTAATGCTACTGTGCTATCTATTCCACCGCTCCAATATACTTTTAGTTCTTTATCTTCATTCCAAAGATCTACACCTTTTTCATCAGCTACTTCTGCAAAAGATTTTGAAAATCCTGTTGTATCAGGAATAGGACTTCCCTCTAATTTTAAATTATTTGTTAGAGTATTTGTTCTATCATTAGGAGTCCAAAGACAATGAATAGCTGTTCCCATTTCATCTAATGCAGTTTTACTATATTCCTTTGATCCAAACCTTAGAAAGTCTGGACGAGCAAGAACAAGTTTATCTCCTAATACATCTGTTGATTTACTTGTTGTAGATACAGTTTCAAAATTAAATATCTCTACAAATTTATCTAAAACTTTAATAGCACAATCAATATCTAACTCATTAAATACATGTCTAATTTGTCCAACACCTATAGCAGTATGTAAAAGAATTGAACATTCTATGCACTCTCCTTCAGGTTCAGGATTAATAAATATGTTATTATTATTTAGTATATCTACACAAGTTTGCGGATCAGTAGCATTAAGAATTTCTTGTTTTTTAGTTTCATATAACTCTTCTATAAATAATCTATTTGCATTATTTTGAAATTGCTGTAATGCATAGTCAGCTTTTTCTGCTACAGTATCTCCTATAAGAGTGGTTGCTTGATCTTTAGTTATTTCTGATCTTAAAAATTGTTTAACCTGTTCAATATTTTCAGGCTCTGGAAAATACCAATCTCTAATTCTTATAAATTGATTTTCAAATCTTTTTAAAATAACTTTCTTAACAGTTAATAAATCTTTCCATTGTTCTTCAAAAGCTGTCTTATCTTTATTAAGAACCATAACCTTTAGATCAATATCAGAAGGTGACTTATCACTTCCCGGTATTGGGTTATCTATTCTTTTTAATACTAAACTCATTCTGTAAAACTTTCTAATTGGTGAAGTTGTACTATCACTCTAACTTGTTCCTTGGAATATGCAAAACAACCATAAAAAACAATACATAAACCAAAAATTTTCAATGCATTTATAGTGTATTTTTTATAAAGCATGTGTACCTAACATCATAGGATGATTAAACTCTTCATTAGTGCTAGACCAAATATGCATAGGAACAACAACTAAATCTTCATTATCTGTTTCAAAATGATGTGGCTCCATTGCATTTAAAACTAAAGTAGTTCCTTCTGTTAGTTTACTTTTCTTTGCATTAGAACCCACACCACAAACTGTAGTGCCACTTCCTGATAAAACATATACCACTCTATCTGTTGAATGAATATGATGTTTTTGCTCTGAACATCCTGCTGGTATCTTTAATACTTGCATACAAGGATCACCAGATCTAATTGGCGGTAAAATATTATTTGTACTACATCCATTTATATATGGTAGATAAGTATTTAAATTAAGCTCAACTGTTTTACTTGCAGGTGTATAACCATATATAGTAATAATTACTTCTCCGTAACATACTCCACTAGTTTTTACTGATATACTTTTATTATTAATAATCCATGCTGAACTATTTTTTGGTACTTTATATTCAGTTCCTGTGGTATTTACTTCGTAGTAGTATAAACTATTTTTAGGTGCAATGTAAGTCTCATTATTTAAAAATAACATTTATGATGTAGCTCCAAACACATTTCCATTATTGGTTAATGATAAAGATGCACCTGTATTTTGTCTTACCGCTTTACCTGCTAAACCACCAAAGCCACCTGATCCAACAACTCTACAGTTTGCATTACCTCCGGGACCGCTACCACTACTTCCACCAGCCCCAACATTACCCCAAGTTCCTCCATCACCTCCTGAAGATGCTGCTCCTGATACTCCACTTTGTGCATTATTTGTAGGAGGAACATCAGTGCTTGCACCATCACCTCCAGCACCTCCAGCTAAATTAGTACAGTTACTACAAATACCTGACTCATCATCAAACTGAAAGCAAGTACGATAGCCACCTCCACCACCGCCTCCACCGCCACCTCCAGCAATATTTGCACCTGAAGCATTAGTGATATTTGCTGATATATTTTCTAAACTAATAGCATCTCCACCGTTTCCACCTGCTCCTCCATTACTTCCTGAACCGCCACCTCCTGCTCCTCCTGCTCCTCCTCTTCCAATAATATTACCATTATTAATTAAAGTAAAATTACTGCCTGAAACAAGGTGAGCAGTAAAGGCTGGTACGTTTGTAACCTGACTAAAAACATTTACACCACTATTAATAATAACTGTAGCATCAATAGGATCTACACCATTCCATCCAAAACTACCTTGCAGTACGTTAGACAAGTTATAATTTTCTGTATCCGAAGATATAGTTAATGACTGACCTGTAGGTCTTCTTCTTGAAAAAAATAAAAATGGCATTAATTAATTCCTACTAACTTGTAGCTCCAAATACATTTCCAGAATTATTTAAAGTATTAGATGCTCCTGAACCAACATTAATTGCTTTACCTGCTGCTCCACCAGCACCACCAGACTTTGATGAAATACATGCTCCGGGTCCAGAGGCTACTCCATTTTGTCCTGCTGATCCTGCATTACCCCAAGTACCACCATTTCCACCATCTCCACCAGTTCCTCGTGAGCTTGATGATCCAGAGCCTCCACTACCAGCAGTATTTGTGGCTGGGTTATCAGTACTTGCACCTGCGCCACCAGCAGCCCCAGCAAATGGACCCTGCCCAGTACACCCTGTTTCAGGATCTTGAGAGCCTCCTCCTCGACCACCGCCGCCGCCTCCTCCACCTCCACCGCCTCCTGCGATGTTAGCTCCTGAAGCGTTATTAATAGTGCAAGATACATTACTTAAATCAATAGCATTTCCACCTGCACCACCCACTGTGCCATTAGAATTATTACCACCAGTTCCTGCAGCACCTCCTCTTGCAGCAATAGTTCCGCTATTATTAATTATTAAATTAGAACCTGAAACAAGAGTAGCTGTAATAGCCGCTGTGCCTGTTCCTGTTGCTCTAATATTTACACCTGAACTAATATTAAGTGTAACATCAATAGCACTAGATCCATCCCAACTATAATTGTTTGTAAGATCATTAGCTAAATTATAGTCAGCAGTATTAGAAGAAAGTGTAACAACAGTTCCGCTAGCAAATACTGTAGTACCACCTTGAACTATAGGTAGTGGAAAAGTCATATTACTGTAATGCCTTCACTGTTAGCATTGAGAATGTAGTTGACCCATCATTTATTCTTGTAATATAAAAGAAAAACTCATCTCCATTTGTAGTCGAAATAGTGTCTCCATCAACCTTAGTATAACCAGAAGTAGTTATAGTTCCTGCACTAGCATTGTTTTTATATAAAATTACCATCGTACAATTCTTAGCAGGAACAGCTAATGTATGTGCGCCACCGTTAGTTGCAAACTGGAAGTTACCATCATCAACATCAGGTGTATAAGTCCCACTAGATTTTGTACCTGCACTATGAGCAGCAGCACTAAATCCAGCAGTTAATTCATCTGCCGTATCAGCCTTTAATATATCTGCATCAAAAGCTTCAACGTCACTTCCAATTGCTACCCCAAGATTCGTTCTAGCAGTTCCAGCATTATTTAAATCTGAAAGATTACTTGCAATAGCTAATCTAGTTCCAACACTTGTAGCTAATGTTGCAGACAGTGCTACTGCAAAGTCACTAACAGAAGTTATGCGAGTATTAGCTGTTCCAATGCTGGTTGCAAGTGTAGCAGAAAGATTTGTAATAACTGTATTGACAGATGTTATAGCTCCTGTTCTATTACCAATGCTTGTAGCTAGAGTTGCAGATAGTGCTACTGCATAATCACTAACAGAGGTTATGCGAGTGTTTGCAGTTCCAATACTTGTAGCAAGAGCAGCAGATACAGTAGCTAACTCTGCACTTGTTGCAAAGTTTCCTCCATCTCCAAGAATAGCATTAATCGAAGTTATAGCTGCATTAGAGTTACCAATGCTTGTAGCCAGTGTAGCTGAAAGAGCAACCGCAAAATCACTAACAGAAGTTATGCGAGTGTTAGCAGTTCCTATACTAGTAGCTAATGTAGCTGAAAGAGCTACTGCAAAATCACTAACAGATGTTATTCTTGTATTAGCTGTAGCAATACTAGTAGCTAAAGCAGCAGACACTGTTGCTAATTCTGCACTAGTAGCAAAATTACCACCATCACCTATAATAGAATTAATACTAGTTATTGAATCTAAATTAGTTTTTGTAAGAGCAGAAACTGCGGCAACTTCTGTTACATTAGCAGCAGAAACACCGTCTACTAATAATTCATCAGTATCAATATTAGTAGCACTTAAAGTTCCAAAGACTGCAGAACCTGTTGCTGCAAATGCAGTGCTAACAGAAACTGTACCAAAGTTTTGATTAGCAGATACCGCTATAACACCACTAACAGGAATAGAACCAGATACAGCGCCACCTACTGTCATTCTAATACCTGTGCCAGCATCAACTTGTTTTACAGTGCCACCCTCGGCTGATGGAACATTTGTAAGTCCTGATCCATCTCCTACAAAAAATCCAGCAGATACAGTTCCTGTAAAAGTAGCAGCAGATGCAGAAACTTTAGCAACATTAATTGTAGTACCAGATAGGCTAACAGCAAAAGTTGGATTACCTTCTGTGCCATCTGCATTTGTAATTGCAATACCTGTTCCAGCAGTTAGTGTTCTACCTAAAGCATTGCCGCCACTAACTGCAACAATTCCTGTAATACCAGTTA